CTTTTGCTTTCACTTCAAGCTTGGGGCGCATCATCTAAAGCAGATGCAAAGAAGAAGGCCGCAGCTATCTCTAAGCGTAATAAAGGCAAAAAGTAATGGGGCGCAACAACACGGATTTTGAAGTAGGTAATACTGAGCATGAAACGCTACCTAAACCGGATAATGCTACCGGAGACGATGATAGCTTAAACTATGCTCATTTTTGGAAAGCCGGTACAACACCACATACGCATCCGGCTCTTTGTGGAACTGTTGACAAAGAGCCAAATAAATCTGAATACTTAGGATCTGTTGGAGAAAACGCACCTGTTAGAGATTGTCCAAAATGTGTTGAGAAACAGTTGTTAGGAGGCTATTAATGACTACTAAGAAAAAAGAAGTAGCTGGCGGCAAAGAGTATAAAGGCTCTGCCGCTAATGGCGGCCGCAAAATTATTGTTGAGCATTATAAGAAAGACGGTAAGTGGCACACTACTTCAAAGAATGCTGCTAAGGCTAAGTACGAGAAGAAGCACGGCAAGCTACCTAAGGGCACTGACGTAGATCATAAAGATAACAACCACGATAATGATTCCGCCAGCAATCTGCGCCCGCTCAAGCATGGCAAGAATACTGCCAAGGAGAACAAGCGCAGAGCTGGTAAGAAGGCTTAAGCCTTTAGATATTTAGGGCAGAGTTTCATCCACTGCTGAACTAGCCAGTGATCACGCTCACCTGGGTTAGCGTGCCAAGGTGACCAATTAGTACCCCCAGAACTCATTTTGTAGGCGATCTGAGCGTTTGTAATCGGATCTGTAAGGTCTTTAGCTGACTTAAGTCCAAAAGCCTTCACACGGCCCTTTAAAGCCCCGTAAAGGTTAATCTGGAAGACCCCATAGGAGTCGTCTTGAGTCGTATTGCTAAAGTTGTGTGCTACAGGGTTTCCATGAGTTTCTTTCATGGCCACAGCCCAAGCTACCTTAAGGGAATGACCCTTAAACCCAGCAAACTGCAATACCTGGTAAAGCTGTTTTGGGTTTAGTTTTTTAGCTAATTTGTATTCCCCTAGCGGGGTTAGGCACTTTCCTATTACGGGAGCCGCTGCCCTAGCAGGCGCAGATATAAGGTTCCCAAAGGACAGAAGTATTACGAGTCCTATTACTAGATAATTCCTTTTGTCATATAAATTCACACTATCTCCTAGGCTAGAGAGCCAACCCGAATCTTTACCCAACTGTCACTTGGATAAAAACAGCCCAGCGTCTGTCTGCCAGGCTAGTTGCAACTCTTTTTGTTTCGTTGTTAGTGTCGAGGCTTTTACCCCTCTAATTAATATTCTACCAGTAAATACAGGGCTCAAGCAACGTAGAAGTGTGAGATACTAATATCTTACCGTTGAAAGGGTAATATATGTCAAAATGTGATAATTGCCACAATCCGGCTGAATACAAGGTTGAGAGCACTTGGGCGGCTATTCAGCACTTTTGTGACCACCATTTGCCTGTGCAATACAACAAGAAGTCACTTCCAGACTTCGTAAAGCGTGCTGAAAGAATTATGATTCCTGTTGTAGAAGAGGTTAAGCCTAAGCGTGTTAAGAAGACAGCAAAGGCTGAATAGTGCGCATACAGAGGGTAATAACTAAACAAGGTCATGCGGTACCTAAAACTGCGGGCTACCCAAAAGGCCCATTTCCACCAGAGATCTACCAACGTCCAGAAGTAATTACCGACTATATACCGGTAGATGAAGACGTTGCTATAGGTGGTACAGCTCAAAATAACTTTGTAGAGCCTAGAATATTTCGTTGCAGGTTCTGCGATGAAACTCTTTATGAGCATAAAACAGTCGATCATAAGTGTGAAGGTATATTAAATGGCGAAAACTCATGACATCGGTAATTTTTACTGGCATACAATGGTGTATCCGGTAAAACCGCCCGTAGTATTTGATAGGGCGGAAACCCAGGAAATTGAAGAGCCTTATCGTGGAGGTAATGGTTGGGCAGTAAGACTTCCTTTTACTAGACTATCTTTGGTAGTAGGTATGTGGAAAGAGCGGTATAGTGAGGGAGTGGCACTTACTAGAGCTATAAATGGCAGGGGCATTGAAGAAAATGCCGTTGATTGGGACACAGTAAGATACGGGGCAAACTATGAAGATATTTAAGAGCAAGCATACTAAGGAACTTACTCGTGTACAACGTAGAGTTAAGTCACTACCTACCGCTGAACTTCTAGCGTGGACAGATCAAATCATGTATTCGGTAGGTCGCAACCTATCTGCATGGCAGAAGAGTCAAAACAAGGCTTCTTTAGAAGAAGCAAGACTAGGCGCTGAGTCCTTACACGCTATATTGGATACAATTAATGAGAGAGTCTCTATATGAGTGACCTTGATGAAGAGCTAGATAACGAATATGAAGGTAGTGAAGACCTTGATATGGAGTCTGATCTTCCTCCTGAGCCTGTAGAAGAGCTTGATGAGCTCTCTAAAGAATTTGTAAAGGCTCTTGTAGATAAAATTATGCAGTTTATGGAGATGTTGGTGGGCCATGAGCTCCACAACTACCAGAAACCGCTTGCACGACGCGTTATTGAGTCTGTGATTATCAATGATGGTGAAGAAGTTACCGCATTAGCCTCTCGTCAGTCCGGTAAGTCAGAAACTATCGCTAACACAGTTGCAACTTTGATGGTAATTCTCCCTCGTCTTGCCGTTATCTACCCAGAGTTGCTAGGAAAGTTTGGTGATGGTATTTGGGTGGGTATGTTTGCACCTGTTCAGAATCAGGTTGAAACCCTATACGGCCGCACAGTATCTCGCCTAACCTCTGAAAGAGCTATGGAGCTCTTTGGTGACCCCGAGATTGACGATATTCCTACAAAAACTCCTGGTGTAACTAAGAATCTAAAGCTTAAGAAGTCGGGATCGACTCTTATGATGATGACAGCTAACCCACGAGCTAAGATCGAATCTAAGTCGTTTCACTTAATTATCATTGATGAGTGTCAAGAAGCAGACGATTTTGTGGTTTCTAAATCTATCGCACCTATGGGTGCTTACTACAACGCTACTATTGTAAAAACCGGAACACCTACAACTCACAAGAACGGCTTCTACCGTTCTATTCAGCTAAACAAACGCAGACAAACCGGAGCAAGGGCTAAGCAGAACCATTTTCAATGGGACTGGAAAGACGTATCTAAAGTTCAGCCGAACTATGAAAAGTTCATTAGAAAAGAAATGCTTCGCATTGGAGAAGATTCAGATGAGTTCCAACTTTCGTATAACTGTAAGTGGCTCCTCGAAAGAGGAATGTTTATCACATCCTCAATCATGGAAGACCTTGGAGATACATCTCAAGAAATCGTTAAGAGCTACTTTAAGTCGCCGGTTGTTGTGGGTGTCGATCCCGCTCGCAAGATGGACTCGACGGTTGTCACGGTGGTTTGGGTAGACTGGGATAGGCCGGATGAGTATGGTTACTATGACCATAGAGTTCTTAACTGGCTTGAGATTCAGGGAGATGACTGGGAAGAGCAGTACTTCCAGATCCAGCAGTTCCTGTCTAACTATGACGTTCTAGCTATCGGGGTAGATGCCAATGGTGTAGGAGATGCGGTTGCTCAGCGACTCAAGATCCTTATGCCTAGAGCAGACGTAATCTCGGTTACTTCTAGCCCTACAGAGCAATCTAAGCGCTGGAAGCACCTACAAGCCCTAGTTCAACGTCAGATGGTCTCCTGGCCAGCTCATGCTAAGACTAGGCGCCTTCGTATCTGGAAGAAGTTCTACCAACAGATGACAGATGCTGAAGTGCAGTATAAAGGCCCTAATTTCTTAGTGGCTGCCCCAGATGAGGCCCATGCCCATGATGACTTTGTAGACTCATTGGCCCTAGCCTGTTCTCTAACTCAAGAAATGGTTATGCCTACTATTGAAGTAAGCGCCAATCCTTTCTTTTAATTTACTATGACAAAACCCTCAGTACAAGACAGAATTAACCCTGAGGACCTCAATCCCAACCCTATAGGAGAATAAACAAATGGCAATGGAAAATATTGCACCTACACCTCAGTTCCCTGAGAAGGTAGGCACAAGCTATGAGCGCAAGTTCAGCCCAGCAACACCTGGCCTACGTGGCCCACTTCGCTTTGAAGAAGGTGTTGCAACAGACACAGACGTTCCAAATGATTTCCAAGTTGGCTTGGATCAAGGTTACGATGTACCAGCTGGTCGTCCTAACCACAACATGAACGTTTTCGAGAAGTACCCTGAAGAGACTATGAAGGAGCGTGCCCACGTTGGTTCAGCTGCTTGGGTCGAAGCACCAACATACCTTGGTGAGTTTGCACAGGGCAACTTCGGTGACCACTCTGTAGTAGTTATCGAAGAAGAAGTTCGTAGCGGTGGTCGTTATAGCCGTATGAACCCAGCATCAGTACAAGACTAATACTGTATACTAATAGTGTTCGGCCCCGTAAGGGGCCGGCATTATTGAGGGAGACTAATGCCAACTGTTCCAACTAACCCAAAGCTTCTTGAAGCTATTGAGGCTAGCGCTAAAGCTAAGTATCCTAAGCGCAGAGGAAAAGGAACTACTCCTCAAGCAAATAAATTAATTAGCCAGCAATACGCTGCAGCTGGCGAAGGTTATACAAATTCAATAAAGAATGTAGATCCTAAGAAGCGTGATCTTAAAGCAGAAGCTAAAAAGCGCGAAGCTGCTAAAGAAGCAAGAGCTAAGAAAAAAGCTAAAGATACAAACACACTGTATATTAAAAAATGAGGGCAAACATGATTGGACTTAAATAATGGCTGGTGGTATGGATTTTAGTCCTCCGTCGTATAGAGCGGCGTCGAGTGACTTAACAATCTCAATTTCTCCACTAGGTCTTGTAGAACTAGCGGATGAAGAGTTCGAAGTACACGGTCCACGTCTAAACCGTTACTCGCTTAACTGGGCAATGTATCTTGGACATCACTGGTCCTATCGCCGTGAAGTAGGCGAATCACAGATGGTATATAACTACTATCGTGCTTTTACAGATTTTATTATTAACTTTACATTTGGACGTGGCGTTTCATTCCGAAGCCCTCTAGCCACAGAGGCAATTATCCCAGACATTCTAAAGCGCGTGTGGGAGATCGATAATAACAAGCACGGAATCCTATGGGAGATGGGCCAGCAAGGCGGAGTCTCAGGAGACTGCTTTGTTAAAGTAGCTTATGAAGAAGCCTATGAAGATTCAGTAGGAGCTGTACACCCAGGTCGTGTACGTATTCTTCCTCTTAACGCATCATTTGCTTTCCCTGAGTTCCATCCACACGATCGTAGCCGTTTGATCCGCTTCAAGCTCAAGTATCGTTTCTGGGGTACATCTGTAGAAGGTACACGCCAGGTCTACACATACACTGAAATTCTTACCGATGATCGCATTGAGGAGTACATCAATGACGAGCTTATTGACTCTCGCCCTAATCCTATTGGAGTCGTACCGGTCATTCATATCCCCAACACCCTAGTTTCGGGCTCACCTTGGGGACTATCTGATTGCCACGACGTTATCACCCTTAATCGTGCCTATAACGAAACAGCAACTGATGTAGCTGACATTGTCAACTACCATGCTGCCCCAGTTACCGTTATTACAGGAGCTAAAGCCTCTGCCCTTGAGAAGGGCCCTAAAAAGGTCTGGGGAGGTCTTCCAAAGGACGCACAGGTCTTTAACCTAGAAGGTGGCGGACAAGGCCTCACAGGGGCTTTGGAGTACCTTAAAATGGTTAAAACGGCCATGCATGAGATGATCGGTGTACCAGAGACTGCACTTGGCCAGGTTCAGCCTATTTCTAACACTTCAGGCGTTGCCCTTTCTATCCAGTACCAGCCATTGATGAACAGGTACCAACAAAAGCTTGTACAATATGGTGAGGGACTACGTCGTATCAATGAGCTTGTACTTCGTACCTTGGCCTTTAAAGAGCCTGAGATGTTTACATACAACCCAGTCTTTAATGGTCCTATCAAGGAAAACCAGCTCACACAACTAGATTTGAACAGCCCTCTCACCTATGAGACGATCGTTCACTTCCCACAACCTCTTCCACTAGATAAGCTTATCGTACTTAACGAAATCCAGCAGAAGATGAATATGAACCTTGAAAGCCGTGAAGGTGCTCTACGTCAGCTTGGCGAAGAGTTCCCAGCAGAAAAGCTCGAAGAAATTCGCGCAGAGCTCATCAAGGATGCTAAGGCTGATGGAGCTATCAACCTTATCAAACAACAGATTAACTCCGCAATTACCTCCCTAACCGGAATGATGCCAGACGGTACAACACCTCCTGGAGCACAGCCTGGAGATGGAACTGGTCCAGGACCTCTTGGACAACCTGGAGTTATCACGCCGTTTGAAGAGCAGACCCTCGCTCAGATGCAGTCCGACTTGGTCACGGAAGCCTATGGCACTAAGATGCCACAGTGGCGTTCGGCCGATAAAGACGGTGGAGCGATGGATGATTTCAAGGGGCAAACAAACTAGCTTTTAGCATGACTACAGGACAAATGTTTGTCATGCTATATACCAAACAAACCCGCAGGTCATCGTGGCACTAAATCGGACAACGACCTCTTAAACCTAAAGGAACAATAATGTCAGAACAAGCATCTCCAGTTGTAACGGATGCAGTGGCTCAAGAAGTTTTCCAAATGGAAGCTAAAGGAACCCCGGCCCCAGCAGCAACTAACACAGTGGCCTCTTCTCAATTCGTTGAGCAGAAGACCTACACTGAAGACGACATCAAGCGCGTACGTGAGCAAGAGAAGAACAAGCTCTACGACACAATTGAGTCACTAAAGGGAGAAGTTACACTTCTCGCTAAAGATCGTGAAGAACGCCTTGCTGAAGCAGAAAAGGCTAGAGCAGCTCTTGAAGAAGAGGCTCGCAAGAAGGCAGAAGCAGAGTTAAGCACACGTGAGCTACTTGAACTCAAAGAGAAAGAGTGGCAGCAACAGCTTGAAGAAGTACGTAACGAAAATGCACGCAATCTCGCATTAGTAGAACGTGAGCGTCAATATGCTGCGATTACAGAATATCGCAACCGTCGCGTTCAAGAAGAACAGGATAATATTATCCCTGAGCTTGTAGATCTAATCTCAGGAAATACTCCGGAAGAGATTGAACAAAGTATTACTAGCCTTAGAGATCGATCCTCTAAGATCCTAGATTCGGCACAGAGTGCTTTGCAGTCAGCCCGTCGTGAGATGGTTGGCACAAAACCTACTTTGCCTCCAACCATGGAAAACAATTCGGACCAACAACAGTTCTCAGCGGAACAAATTGCCGCAATGTCGGTTACTGAATACGCAAAAGTTCGTGATCGTCTCGGAATGGGACGAAATGCGGACAAAGGAATCTTTGGTTAAAAACTGAATAAGTAACAGCCCCATACCCTAACATATATGAACAAGGAGTAACACCGACATGGCATCAGCCGTAACAGGTACCGGCAATCTCGCCGCAGCACCTACAGCGTATTCTGGCGCAAACAGCCAGCTTACACAATCAATCCAGACCATCTGGTCTAAGGAAATTCTATTCCAGTCAATGCCTATCTTGCGCTTCGAGCAGTTCGCAGTCAAGAAGACAGAACTTGGCGTAGCTCCTGGTCTCCAGATCAACTTCATGCGTTACAACAACCTCGGCTTCGCAGCTCCATTGGTTGAAGGCGTTCGTATGTCAACAAATGCATTGACAGCGCAACAGTTCTCAATCACAGTTGCAGAGCATGGTTATGCTATCGCAGTATCAGAGCTTCTCCTCAACGCATCATTTGATGACGTTATGGCATCAGCTTCACGTCTTCTTGGACGTAACATGGCTCTCTACCTTGATGGCCAGGCTCGTGACACCCTCATGGCTGCTTCTTCAGTCATCTACGGTGAAGATCGTTCAGGTCTCTACTCATCAACTGCTAACGCAGCGGGTAACAACCTCTACGCATACGGTACAAACGGTACCTCACGTGCTTCTATGACAGGTAACAACTTCCTCTCAACTCGTACCGTTAAGGACGCAGTCGAGACCCTCGCAACCAAGAACATCCCAAGGCTTGGCGAGACCTACGTTGCATTCGTTCACCCTCACCAGAGCCGTCGTCTCCGCGACAACTCAGAGTTCATTGAAGTAACGAAGTACGCAGCTCCAGGTAACTTCATGCTTGGTGAAATCGGTCGCTTGTACGACACAGTCTTCATCGAGACAACTCAGATCTCTAAGGTCACAAACGGTGCTGGTACTAACTACACAACCGATACAGCAGTGGCTCCAGGATCAATCTCATACCCAACTGGTGGAGGCTACACAACTCCAGTAACAGCAACCGGTAACGGTTCTGCTGACCGTTACTCAGCTATCTTCATCGGAGATAACGCTTTCGGTCACGCTATCTCACTCCCAGTTGAGCTCCGCGATGGCGGAATCCTCGACTTCGGTCGTGAGCACGCACTTGCTTGGTACGCAATCTACGGCCTCGGTCTTATCACCGATCAGTCTGTAGTTATCGCAGAAACCAACTAATTCAATACCGGGGGAGGCAGTAGCCCTGTCTCCCCCACCCCAACTAATCTAACAGGAGAATAAAAATCGTGTCAAAAGCAAAAGTATCTGACGTTACAGGACGTCAACGTGAAGAACAACTCAAGGCAGTGGCTGAGCAGCAAGCCCAGCGTGCAACAGAGATCACCATGGCTACACAAGCCAAGGCGTACAAGGATGAAGTAGAAGTTACAGACTTAACTGTAAACCCAGCTGCACCTACAGTAATTGACGAAGTGGAAAGCGTAGGAGTATCTCTCGCTGATGACCAGGTCGTTATCCGTGTTCTAGAGAACCTAGACATGATGACATTCGGTGCAGGACAATATTATTCATTTGAGGCGGGAAAGAAGTACAAGGTGTCTAAAGCCTTGGCTAACCACCTTGAAGAAAAGGGTTACGTCTCTAATCGTTTGTAAGAGGACATAGATTCCTCTACAGTCCGCTCATCCCGACAACCGCCCTCCTGTCGGGATGAGCCTTTTTTTACCTTGACTAATCAAGGGTTTTATTAGATGATTAGCACATAGCCTTTATGGAGGATCAGTGGCCACACTACAAGCTTTATCTGATAGATTACGAGCAGAGATCGGTGATACTGCCAGGTCGTTTGTAGACACCTTTACAGGCGATGGCGTAACTTACCGCTACCAGCTTTCTCAGGCTCCTGTGCAGGGAGCTACCCTTGTCGTATCTGTGTACAGCCCTTCTATTGTGGCTACAGTTTCCGCAGCTTCCTATGCCAACGGAACCATCACATACACCTACACATCAAGCAACCCTATAACCGCTGGTAGGACCGTGACCATTACCGGACTATCTACAGCCGCTTTTAATCTAACTAACGCAATTGTTGCGTCTGCCACATCTACACACTTTACTATTACAAGCTCTACAGGAGGAACCGCAGTAACCGCGGCTACGGCAGTGGCCACAGTATCTGCCTCAACTGTAGACCAGTCCTCTATTTGCACCGTTGAAGAGGGCGGCGGAGTACTTAGCTTCCCATCAGCAAACATTCCTTTAAATAATTCAACCATTACAGTATCTGGTCAGGCTTACCGCTACTTTACAGATACTGAGATTGCATACTACATTAACACTGCCTTTACACAGCACACCCAAACTGAGACTCTTCTTAGTGGTGCTCACGTTACTCAACTTGCTTTCTTGCCACCTATCGAAGAGTATCCAGTAGTTATCTTGGCATCTACTCTATCTCTTTATACTCTTGCTAACGACGCCTCATTTGACATTGATATCATCTCCCCAGATGGCGTAAGTATTCCTCGCTCTGAGCGCTACCGTCAACTTACAGAGATTATGATGCAGCGTAAAGAGCAATATGTAGAGCTATGTAGGATGCTAAACGTAGGTATGTATCGTATTGAGGTTCAGACTTTGCGTCGTATTAGCCGTCTTACAAACCGCTATGTTCCTGTATACCGTCCTCAGGAGATTGACGACTGGTCTATCCCACAACGCGTATACCTTCCTCTCCCTACCTATGGAGATCAGACTCTTCCATCAAGCGTTATGGAAATGGATCTTACAATGTACTCTGGAGACGACTTCTCCATGGAGTACGGCTTCAACATGGATCTAACCAACTACACGCCTGAAGCTCAGATTCGTCTTTATCAGAACTCTGAATTTTCACAGGTTGGACCAGTGTTGTTGGGAACCTTCTCTATCTCAAAGGTGACTGCTACAGGCAGTGCCTATCCTACCTTGCTTCTTCTAACCCTACCTGCAAGCGTAACTGAAGCCCTGCCTAAGACGTCATATTGGGATCTTCAGCTTACAGACCAAAATGGTCTTGTAAGAACATATGTAACAGGTAAAGTCTTTACATCTCCACAGGTGTCAATGTGACAAACGTCTGGTCTCCTGCCCCTATAGCGCCTTCAGATTCCCAGGCGTCTACTTCTACACCCTCTACTTGCACATGTACTGGAACCTGCACATGCAGCCCTGCAGTAGTAACCGTAGTTGAGCCTCAACAGACAGTACTAACACTGTCTTCTTCAGGCAGTGCTACAGGAAACGTGTCTTTTAAGTATACGCAAGCTTCTGCGTCTACTACCTGGACTATATTTCATGGTCTTAACTTTAACCCAAACGTTATGGTAAAAGATACATCAGGCAACACCTGCGAAGGTGACATTACATATGTAGACGCAAATAACCTTACTATAACGTTTACTACAGCACTAGCAGGGGTGGCGTACTTATCATGACACGTAAATTTTATACCGCAGTAGATTTTACTGGCGTACCGGTTTCTAACCTTATTCTTCAACAACTATCTGCGGATCCAACATCTCTTGGCAGTGGCCACATATACTTTAACACCTCAGCCGGTAGGATTCATTACAATACAGGCAGTGGCGGATGGGTTGCATTAACCGATGCCAATGACCTAAACACAGCCGTGTCTGCGGCAGTGGCTGCACTTGTTTCAACAGCCCCATCTACTCTCAATACTCTTGCTAAAATTGATACCGCAATTAACAATGATGCGAGTATCGCAGCAACCCTAACATCTTTGATTGGCACAAAGCTTAGCCTATCCGGTGGAACCATGACCGGCGCTCTTTATATGGGCACTAACAGAATTAAGAGCTCGTTCTACGCAACAGATCTTGACGATGTAATGAACAAGCAGGCCATGAATGATGCTATTAACGGTGGTGTAGGTTATGGAATTGGGGTAGCCCAAGGCTACGCCAATACGGCGCAGGCTAACGCACAAGCCTATACAGATACAAAGATTGCTCAAGAAGTATCTGACCGTAACGTCAACATTGCTAACGCTAAAAATGAAGCTATCGGTGTTGCTGAAACTTATGCCCTTGGAATTGTAAACACTGAGAACAGTAGAGCTTTGGCTGCTGAAGCCTTGCTTGCTCCTAAGGCAAGCCCTACTTTTACAGGAACCGTAAATCTTCCTCTTACAACTGCTGGCTACGTAACAACCACATCTAATGGAACTATTGGCTCAGTAGCTACTATTCCTAATTCTGGTCTTACGTACTCCAGTTTAACTGTTGGATCTACCTCAATTTCTTTGGGTTCTAGCTCTACTACACTAGGCGGATTAACTTCTGTTACATCCACTAGCTTTATTGGAGCATTAACTGGCAATGCCACTACCGTTACTAACGGTGTCTACACAACAGATACAGGCACAGTTACTAATACCATGCTTGCGGGTTCCATTACAAATGCTAAGCTGGTATATTCCTCAACCACATTAGGTAGTACAGCACTTACTTTAGGTGCAACCAACACCACTATTACGGGACTTTCATCTGTAACTTCTACAAATTTTGTTGGAAATATTACAGGTAACGTAACCGGTAACGTAACCGGAAATACCTCTGGTACTCATACCGGTAATGTAACCCTACCATTTGCTACAGCCGGATACCTAACCAACACCTCAACGGGTGTTGTTGGCACAGTGGCTACAATACCTAATGCTGGTCTTACATATTCAAACATAACCTTAGGTACTACATCAACTTCTCTTGGTGGAACCTCCCTTACTTTATCTGGGCTGACCTCTGTAACAGCTACCTCTTTTGTTGGATCATTAACAGGTAACGCTACCACCGTTACTAATGGAGTTTATACAACAGATACCGGAACCGTAACTAACACCATGTTAGCGGGCTCTATTGATAACTCTAAGCTTCTTAATCCTTCCCTAACTCTTGGATCTACACCAGTAGCTCTTGGAAGTACAACAACTACTCTTTCTGGGTTCGCTTCTTTAACTTCTACAACTTTTGTGGGCGCACTAACAGGTAACGCCAGTACAGCAACTAAGCTTGCTACTGCTCGTGCTATTAACGGAGTTAACTTTGACGGCTCTACTCCTATTACTATTAAGGCTTTTACAACCAACCCACTAACAATAGGTACCGGTCTTTCAGGAACATCATTTGATGGTTCTGGCGCAGTAACTATTGCGATTGATACGACGACAACTGTAGATAAAACTACGGCTCAAACTCTTACAAATAAGAGCATGTCTGGATCTTCAAATACCTTTACAAATATTCCTAACTCCGCCCTTACAAACAGCTCACTTACAGTTAACGGTACGTTAATATCTTTGGGTAGTTCTGGAACTGTTGCAGCAAGTACCACCAATGCTTTGACTATTGGCACAGGTCTTACAGGCACATCGTTTACAGGTTCATCTCCGGTAACTATCGCTATTGATACCTCAGTAGTAACTACCCTTACCGGTACACAGACCCTTACAAACAAAACCCTCACTTCTCCTAAAATAAACGACACAACAGCTATTACTACTACAGGTACTGAGCTTAATTATGTGGCGGGAGTCACATCCTCTATTCAAACCCAGCTTAATGCTAAAGCCGCTAGCTCTCAGCTTTCTTCTTACCAACCAATCAGCGCCGACCTTACCGCTATTGCGGCAATTAGTTCAGGTATTGGTAATCTAAAGCGCACAGGTACGGGAACCTGGGCTATTGATACTACTGCCTATCTTCCATCTACTTCTGGAACAGTCTATACCTCTATCTTGGCAGGTACGACTACCCTTAACCTATTTAATACATTTGCTACAACTATTAACTTTGGTGGGGCAGTTACTGCCATGTCTCTTGGATCTAATGATCCTACCTCTGTATTGACTCTAAATGCCCCTACTATTGTAGGTAATCTTAACTATGTTAATCTTTATAATACCTTAGCTACAACAGTTAATTTTGCTGGGGCTGCTACAAGCTTAACCATTGGTGGAACCCCTTCAGGCGCTATCACCCATAACTACTCCACTAACCCTACCGCTAGCGGAGTAACCAAGACTGTAAACCTTGCTACTGGTAACGCCTCAGGCGGTATCAGCGTAGTTAACGTAGGCTCCACTACAGATGGTTCTTCTAGCTCGCTGAACGTAAACATACCTACGTCCTACAACTCAACCGTTACCGTACCTTACCCAACGCTATCTAATCAGGCGGCTAACAAGCAGTATGTAGATAACGTAGCTGCTGGTATTATTATTAAAGCCCAGGTATACCTAGGAACTACGGGAAGTAACCTTAATGCGGTATACGCAAACGGAACCTCCGACTCATCTGGAGGCTTGGGTATTGGGGCAACCCTTACAGCAGCCGTAAATGGAGCTCTTACCCTTGATGGCATCTTAGCCCCGGTAAACAGCCGAGTAATTATTAAAGATCAAACAGATCAAAAGCAGAACGGCGTATACGTTGTAACTGCTGCCGGTGCCGGAGATGCTAAGTGGGTTTTGACCCGTGCCTCAGACTTTAACGGTGATGGAAATACCGGTGTAATTAAGCCTGGTGCCTACGTATTCGTAACTAACGGCACCTACTACGCTAACGCCTCATATGTGGTCTCTACCTCTGGAACGTCTACCAGCCCTAGCGGAGCTATCAAGGTAGGCACAGATATTATTACCTTTGCACAGTACTCTGGCGTACCACTAAATATCTCTACTTTGGGCAACGTAAGCATTGGTACCTGGCAGGCTACCCCAATTGCGGAACCATATATCTCAACCGCCATTGCCCGTACCGCTAGCCCTACCTTTACAGGTCACGTAACCGTCCCTGCTGTTCCTACAGCCACTACGGATGCAGCTAGCAAGAAGTATGTGGATGATCTGGTATTGGCAAGCTTGCCTTACCTTCCAGATATTATCCCACTTGATAGCTTGCGATATGTCTTTGATGGCCGCACTAGCAGGTTTGCCCCTAAGTTCCAAGGTATCCAGCAAACCCTTTACAACCCATATAAGCTAATGATCACCCTAAACGGTGTAATGCAGACCCCAAGTTACCCTGAACAAACCTGGCTTTCCCTGCTACCATATGACGGATTCATACTAGATAGTGATGGATACATCGCTTTTAGTCAGGTGCCGCCTGCTGGATCCACTTTTGATGGTAGAGTTATGCTAGGACCTAACATCAATACAATCCATAAGAGCTACCCATTTAACGCAGTAGACGTACTGCTAGGAATATAACGAAGGAAGACTAAACATGGCAAGAAAAGTACTGTTTGAAAACGGATACACCTTTACTCCGTCTACCCGTACCATCACCATCCCAAAGTACGTTGCCAGAGAGCGTATGGTTCTTATTACCAACGTCTCAACTAACCAGGTAATCTACAACTTCTCTGATCCTAGCCTCGTAGCAACCTCATATACAGCAACCATTGATGCAAGCAACAATGAGCTGACCACAATTGTTTTGAACTACAACACCACCGCTATGAACGTAGGAGACAAGCTCCAGTTCATCATTGATGAATACAACGAGAAGTTCTACCCAGAAGAGTCACTGCTTGACCCAGTTCAGAAGCTTCGTGTCTCTGAACCACAGGCTTTGATGGATACCGACTTTGAATATGGAACCCAGCCTACTAAGTGGGAAGTCCTATCTCTTGTCAACAACAAGCCTACCCAGTACTACGATATCCAGAACCCAGTGGCCCAACCTGCTGGTGGAACAAACCCTATTGTTTCTCTCACAGGCACCGGTTCTTCCCGTTTAGTTACCGCTGTTACTACAGCCGCACATGGCCTTGTAGTTGGCCAGAAGTTCTTTATCCAAGATACTCTAGACCCATATGCTAATGGCTGGTTTATGGTCAAATCTGTTTCTACAACCACAGTAACTAACGATACCTTTACCTACTACGCTCGTAACACAATCCTTACAAACGGTTCAATTTTAGATGCTACAAAGACCTTTATTTATTCAGCATCTGATTATTCTTCTTCCCCAATTCCAGTATCTACTACTGCTGGTGCGGCATTTACTAATACAGGAAATACTGTATCAGTGACTACAACAAACGCTCACGGTCTTGTTCCTGGAGATTTGATTTACGTATACGGAACAACAGCTACAACTAACCCACCTAACGGTGCTTGGGAAGTTGCAACAACCCCTACAACAACTACTTTTACATTTACTGTACTAGATACTCCAACAGGTACCATCACTGCAGTATCTAACTCTTTAACACCACGTGCTGGAACACAATCTATTCACCGTCCATTTGATGGCGGAGTAAAGTTTACAACAGGTGTTTCTGCTCCTGGCTCACGCGTTATTCGTCAAACACGTAAGTACTTCCGTTACCAGTCGGGTAAAGGTATTCAGTTCTCTACTGGTTCTATGATGAAGCCAGTATTTACTGTGGACTCTGTAACCGCTGTTTCTAACGTAGTAACAGTTACAACTCACTACGAGCACTTCTTAGGTGTGGGAGCCCAGGTTGTAGTGTCTGGAGCTACAGACCCTGCTTATAATGGAACTTGGACAGTAACGTCTGTTCCAACACCTCTTTCATTTACTTATACTTCAACATCAGTACCTGCTACTACACCGGCTCCAGGATGGCCAATCAGCATTGCGCCAACCTCATGGTACGGCGCTCAAATTCGTTTGGGTATGTTTGATGACCAAAACGGCTTCTTCTTTGAGTTTGATGGTCAAAACTTTAACGCAGTACGTCGTGACTCTACTAACCAGATCTCAGGCAACATCTCAACTACTTTTGGTTCTCAGACAGTTACAGGAACTAATACAGCCTTCTCTAGCCAGCTAACACCTGGAGATAAGATTGTTATTCGTGGCATCACCTATTCCGTAGAATCTATCGTTAGTGATACCCAGCTCTACATCTTCCCAGAGTACCGCGGGCCATCTATTGCCTCCGGTGGAATTATCAGTAAGGTGACAGAGCTTCGTGTACCAAGCAGCTCATTTAACATTGATAAGCTTGATGGCACAGGCCCTTCCGGAGTTACTCTTAACCTGTCCAGGATGCAGATGTTCTACATTGACTATGCATGGTATGGTGCTGGAGCTATTCGTTTTGGTATTAAAGATGAGCGTGGACAGGTTATCTATGTTCATAGAATGACCCACGCTAACGTTACAACTGCTGCCTATATGCGTTCAGGTAACCTACCTGCTCGCTATGAAGCATCTAGCGATACTCCTCGCACAACTATTACAGCAACAGTTAACTCAACAGATACCTCAATGTCTGTGGCAAGCACAGCAGCATTTCCATCATCAGGAACTATCTTCCTTGCTCAATCAGGTGTTTCTAATAAAAACATTGAGTACATTTCATATACAGGAAAAACTGCTACATCGTTTACCGGCTTAACTCGTGGCCTTACTAACGTGGTTATTAACCCAACCACAGGTGCAACTGGCGGAGGATCTGCAGCAACAACCTTTACATATGCCGCTACAGCTCCTATCTCAGTTCGCCTGTACTCACGTCAAGTAGCTACTGGAACCAGCCACTGGGGCTCATCCGTAATCATGGACGGTAAGTTTGATGATGATAAGTCATACATCTTCCAGACTCAGCAGAACACTGCTATTAACGTACCACGAAGCACAACTACTCGTTATCCAGCACTTAGCTTGCGTGTAGCGCCTTCTGTAGATAATGGTGTGGTTGGAACCCTTGGTCAGCGTGAGTTGATTAACCGTATGCAACTTGCTCTATACCAGATGGACGTTCTTGCCTCTATCACCTCTTCTGCTGGTAGCCCAGGTTTGTTCATGATTGAAGTCGTGTTGAACGGTAAGCTAAGCACATCTACTGGAAACACATGGCAAAATGTTGGTGGATCTAGCCTTTCACAGGTTATGTATCACGCAGCTAACACCACAATCTCAGGTGGTGAGTCCATCTTCTCATACTTCCTCAACGTACTGGCTAATGACTCTAACGTAGGTTCTAACACCTTGACTCAGGTTAAGACTCTTGGTAACGCTATCTACGCTGGCGGAACAACTACAACTGGCTCTACAGACGGAAGTAACATCTATCCAGACGGCCCAGACGTCGTAACCATCTGTATCCGTAACCTCTCAGGTACTGGTGTAACAGCCAATACAATCAATGCACGTCTATCCTGGCAAGAGGCTCAAGCTTAAGGAGGATTTACCGTGGCGCTAAACACGCTCAATCACAATTACGGTCAACCCCTTGTAGTTAGCTCACTAAATGTAACGGGTAACGAGGTCATTGACGGTAACACTACCGTCCTTGGCTCCGCTACCCTTGCATCAGCATCTATCGGGTCAGTAACTAATGCCCAGATTCAATACCTTACCGGTCTTACAGGTAACGTACAGTCTCAGATCAGTGGGCTTCTTACTCCTGCCCAAGCATCGGCTCTGTATTTAACCTTAACTTCTGCAGCATCTACCTACCTAACTCAAACCTCTGCATCTAATACGTATGCTGCTATTGCAGGTACCACTTTTACTGGCGGCGTAACAATACCAACTCTTACACTTACCAATGCACTTTCAGTGGTTAATGGTGGTACAGGACTTACCGCTACAACTAAAGGCGGCATTTATGTAGGAACTGGTACTACTGCTTTTGTAAACGTACCCACTACTACAGACGGCTACATTCTTACTGCAGACTCTACTCAAAGCGCAGGTCTTAAATGGGCTGCTGCTCCAGTTAGCCTACCTTCTCAAACAGGTAATTCTGGAAAGTATTTAACTACAGATGGAACAACCGCTTCATGGGCTACCGTTACATCAGGTGGATCAGGTACCGTAACTAATATTGCTACAAGCACAGGTCTTACAGGTGGACCTATTACCACCACAGGTACTCTAGCAATCGATACAACAGTGGTTCCCCGCCTTGGTGTAGCAAATACCTTTACTAACGCTATTACCCTGGCCCCATCTTCTACAAGCGTTGCGCCTTTGGTTATCAACGCTCCAAACGGAACAACTGTAAACCCATTAGATGTACAGATAAATAGCTCAAGCTATCTAACAGTATCCTCAGCAGGAGCAACCACCCTAGCTGGAGCAGTAACTGCTAACTACAGCTTGGCTCTTAATAGCGGTCTTTCTACAGGCGTAGTTGCCACAATTAAAGGTGCAGCTTCTCAAACAGGCAACCTAGTTCAATACCAGAACTCTTCAGGCACGGTTCTAGGTGGGGTTAACGCCGCTGGACAAGGGTACATTGGTACCACACCAGCTACTGGTTCAGCTACTTTTTCTCACACCTCAGCCTCTGCTTCTTCTACAACTGTCGCTACATTTACCCTTAATATAGTTTCTACAGCCAACCCGGTTGTGGTTGGTGGGTCAGTCACTACTACAGGTTTTACTCCTAGCTATTTTAATGGAACATTTCCTGTTAGCTCAACAGGCGGCTCATCAGGAGCTTGGACCTACACCGTATATAACGCAGCAGCAACATTCACTGCTTCAGGTACATCTACTGCTCAAGGAACTGCTAAAGTAAGCGGAACGCTAACTGTTCAAGGTTCAACAATTTACTCAGTCCCAATTGTTGTTCAAGGCGTTTCTTCATCATCAGCAAACTTACAAGAGTGGCAAAACTCATCTGGAACACCTTTAGCGACTGTAACCGCTTCAGGAGGCCTAGCTGTTGGCGCCGGACTCATAGTAGTAGGGTCAGCTAACATAGCACAGCTTAATAGCTATACTTATAGCACCCAGTTAGCAAGCGTTAAGTGGAATGCCGCAGTAAATAACACAAATAATACTGGCGGTATGGTTCTTTCAGGAGGCTATAACAGCAACGCTGTAACTGTAATTATTAAAGCAACTGGTGGTTCACAAGCTACTACAGGTATAACTACCGCAACAGCCAACGGAACTACATCAGTTACTTATACAACGGGTTATTCTGCTCAGTTAGTTGCTGGAGCCGTAGTAACTATTACAGGTATTGTTTCTACAGGTAACCCCAGTGCAACGGCGGGTTCTGGATTTAACTTAACCGCCGCTACTGTTACTGCTGCCTCTGCAACGCAGTTTACAGCGACTGCTCCAAGCGCCCTTACAGATACATATACCTCAGGCGGTTATGTAACTGCTGTATCGGGTATTGCCGATATAACTCAATGGCAGACTGCTCAGGGAACAACCCTTGCTAAAGTAGATTACCAAGGTAACCTAACCGCTACTAAGTTTGTTACTACCTCTGGTACATCTAGCCAGTTTGTTAAAGGCGATGGCTCTTTAGACTCCAGCACCTACCTAACTACAGGTACTGCTGCATCTACCTATTCGCCTATTGCTGGCTCCTCTTCTCTTACTACTACAGGCACAGTCACTTCAGGTACTTGGTCAGCATCATTTGGTGCTGTATCTGGTGCCAACTTAACCAGTTTAACTGCTGGTAACTTATCTGGAACTATTCCTTCAGCTGTTTTAGGTAACTCAACTCATTACATAGGTACTACTGCCATAGCACTTAACCGCGCTTCGGCTTCCCAGACGCTGACAGGTGTAAGCATCGATGGTTCTGCGGGGTCTGTTTCTGCAAGCAGTGTTACAGGATCTACTTTAGCCTCAGGAGTAACTGCTTCTTCTCTAACCAGCCTTGGAACACTTACTAGCTTAAATGCAGGAGCTACCTTGATTAGCGCCGGCCTTTTGACCGTAGCAAACGGTGGGGACCAGATTCACCTACACGCCGCAAACAACGGTACATCTGCCCAAACTATTATTCTACGTAATGATGGCTCTAACTATTACAACCTTATCAGTGCAGCTAACACAGCCCCAGCTAGCGCATCGTGGAATACCCTTCGCCCATTCTATATCAACCTATCTAGCGGATTGCTACAATCTGATAATGGTCAGAACTTTAACGGCGGTACAACTTTAGCTTCTGGAAACCTTACCTTATCTAGTGGAAACCTTAACTTTGGGGCAGCTAACCCGACTATTTATGCGTCAAGCTACGTAACATTTAATAATGGAATTTATGTAAGCGGTGGGCCATCCCTATACACTGAAGCAGTTATCTCAGCTCGTGGAGGTATACGCAATGACACAGCAAGTTCCCTTACCATAACAGGTGGAACCTCTGGTCAAGTTACATTCACTGGTTACATAACAGTATCTTCTGATGAGCGTCTTAAGAAAGACATTGTAAAGATTGATGATGCCCTTACAAAGGTAGAGGCCCTTAATGGCTATACCTACATTAAGGAAGGACGCCCAGACCGTGAGATGGGCGTTATTGCCCAAGAAGTTATCAAGGTAGCCCCTGAATTGGTTTCAGAGAACGAAGATGATGGTATGCTATCTGTATCGTATCCAAACATGGTTGCGCTCCTTATTGAAGCAGTTAAAGAGCAGTCTACAAAGATTGCCGCTCTTGAGGAGCAAGTAAAAGAACTTAAGGGATAACACATGACTACTACTATTGACGGTACAAATATTACCTTTGTTGACGGCTCTGCCTTTAACGGAGCTAACACGGCATCGCAGCTGGTTCCAGATACTAATAGCTCTGAAACAGCCACCACCTATAACATAGGGTATTTAGCCTTTGCTAATACTGTGTTCTCTGCTGGTGGAGGATTTATTGCGTCAGGCGCTTGGGCATTTGGATTAAACAAATCTTTAGGGGCATTTTCAGTTTCCGCTAGCTCAGGAACTATGTATCCATATGTAAACAGTACTCAAGCAGCTAACGCCTACACTGGGTCTCAAAACTTTTATATGTTTAACGCTCAAGGCACTGGACCATGTGCCGGTACTTGGAAATATAGGGGGCAAGCTTTAAACACAGGTCTCTATCAATATTATGGTAACTTTTTACTTTTGGAGAGGGTAGCATGACTGTAACTATTACTGGTACAACTGTAACTACTTCTTCTGGAAATGCGTACACCTCTAGACCTAACTATATTACTGTAGGTGGTTATTGGTGGTTGGGGTATGATGTAGGGTCATATGTTATGACTATGCAGGTAAACCCTAAAACCCCACAATCATATATTAACGATACAGTAAACGTAAACGGTACTGCTGGGTACCTTATTCCTTGGCCTACATGGTACTGGCCATATACAAATGGAACTTACGGCACATATGTAAGCGCACCTAATACAACAACTGTAACTGGATTTATTACCTCGGTTTCCTCTGTATCTAACTTTGGACCTACTAATACCAACTACTATGCTATGCCGGGTACCTGGAGAGCCTCAGGTTGGTGCGGTGATGGGGAGTATATTGACCAAGAATACTTCTATCAAGTATTTAGGAGGGTCGCATGACCACCACTATTGACGCAAACTATATCTATTACCAAGATGGCACTACCCAGACTAACGCTAGATACAAAAGTATTGATACTAATACCTCCCCAAGCGCCACTAATTATGCAATAGGAACCTACCTATTATGTGATACCAGAACCTATAACGGAAAAACTAACCCGCTTCCGTTAGACGGTTGGAGCCGTTATTACTCAGGACCTAATTTAATTAGTAGCCCAAGCTGGTCTGGAATAACAACCAATGGTGGGGTTTACTCCACTATAACAGATGGACTGGGCGTACAAGCGACCTACACTCAACCGTGTATAATGGATGGTGGCTACGGCGGCACAACTTTATCAGGCACCTGGGTATCAAGGGGATCCTCCCCAACCCAAGCTTTTGTAGTAAGAATCGCATAGGAGAATAAAATGGATAACAACCCGCTAAGTAATGTAAGAGATGTAATGCGTCTAATGGAAGGCTCTGATCAGCGCTTCCAGTGCACAGTAGACCTAACTATGAATGGGGTTATAGAAACAGTAGGATATATTGCTGACAAAGACGACGTAGCAGAAACTGGTCAGTGGGTCTATGATCAGATCATGAGCGGTGCGGCAGGCCCTATCGCAGAGTACACTCCGCCGCCACCACCAACTAATGAGCAGCTAGCTGAGCTTTACCGAGCAACAAGAGGCCATCTACTGCAGAGGCTTGATTCCATTGTTTCTAACCCTCTTCGTTGGCCAACATATACGCCAGAACAACAGGCTGAGGTAGCTGCATTTCGTCAGGCTTTGCTGGATGTTCCACAACAGGAAGGCTTTCCTACAGACATTAAATGGCCAGAACCACCTAGCTATTTGAATATCCAGAACCCAATGGGGCAGACACCGGCTTAATTTTCAGGTATTGTGAGGGGATTGATTTAAGGAGATATAAGTGGCAACTAACCCAAATGGATACCCTAACCAGGTACGAAGCTATACTGCTGAGGTTGATCTTGTAAGCACAGTAGCTGCTGACAACATTAACTCTTTGCAGCAAGAAATTGTGGCTCTTGAGACTGCTTTGGGTACAGCCCTAACTACCAATCCCCTTACCTCTACCTTTTCAGGTACGTGGTCTACAGCCACAACTAACTGGAACACCATTGGTGATAGGCTTCTTAATATTGAAGCTGGCCTAGTTAACGGTGTATCTAATGCTCCGTATGTTCTTAAGACTGGTGGAAGCACTGTTACCTCTGCCAGCAACGTCGGCTTTACCCTCAGAATGGGCGCCGGATCTCTTAACCTTATGGAGACATACTCTGCATCAAATAGCTTAGGCTTTAACATTGACCAGACAGGTACTCCTAAAGTAGGAACTAACAATGTTCTTTATGTAAACAGCGCAGATTACGCCAGCTTAGTGGGGAGTATTTCTTCTGCTTCAAGCACAGGCGGTGCTGCTATCCCTAAGTCTGCCTTTACAGCCGCTTATCAACTTCTTTATTCTACTGGTGCAGGAACGTACACTACGCTATCTATAGGAACTTCTGGACAGTACCTTACAATTGGCGCAAGTGCTCCTCAATGGACTACCCTTCCAAACTATCTTCTTGCTAGCACCCTTACTACAAACGGCGATCTTCTTTACTACAACAGTGGAAATACCCGCCTTCCTATTGGAAGCTCTGGTCAAGTCCTTACTGTTGTAAGTGGACTTCCTGCTTGGCAAACTCCTTCATCAGCCTTCGTTTCTACAACAAACGGTACAGTCTCCACAGCCTCTACCTCATCAGGTGTTGTTCGTAATATTTGGACTTCTACCTCATCTCCAACTTCAGGTCAAGGGGCAGATGGGGATGTCTGGCTGGTTTACGTATAATGGCTGGGCAAATTAAAGTAAGCGGTGCTTGGCATACTGCAGGTGCTGCTCTAGTCAAAGTGTCAGGATCTTGGCGCTCTGTAACCTCTGGTTGGGTTAATATTGCCGGTACCTGGAGACAGTGGTTTATTGGACTAGTTACAGATACCTTTACTCGCACTACTTCTGGTAGTTTAGGCACTGCTGACACAGGTCAATCTTGGGTAGCTAGGTTTGGTGTCTGGGCTGCTAACGGTGCAGCAGCAGCTTCCTCTAATGCGACCTCTTCATTAAATGCTGGAGCTTTAGCAGTAGTTGATATAGGTGATGCTAATGCCGTTGTTTACCTAGGAAACTCTAATGCTTCTGGGGTTACTCCTGGAACAGGTATTGCTTTTTGGTCTACTGCCTCTGGTTCTTGGTGGGGCGCTATTTCTTATAGTGATACCTCAACCTCTACTTATTCTTGTAACTGTAGCAACTATTGTGCTTCTTGTATTACCTGTGCATCCGTAACTACTACATCTACATATAACGCAGCATCGACTCCCGGTACAACCACATATACATATGCTGGAAGCGCTACAGCTGTATCTGCCACAGTATCAACCCGTTACTGTACTTCAGCTGACGTTTCTAATCTAAGCAACCCATGTACTTCTACAGGCACCTGTAATGCGCAGGCTACAGGTGCGGTTTGTAGCTATACTTGTGGCAATGGCGGTGTAGGAAGCGGTGGAGGTACATGCTATGTGTGCTCTGGTGGAACAGTCAACGGACCTACACCTAGTGGTTCAGGATCTATTTCCTCTTGCTATACAGTGGGTACATCCGCCACTACCTATAGTTGTAATTATGGTGATGGTACCCCCGACGCTAACCACGTCTGTACCCACAGCGCTACCA